ACACTTAAATGCCTAGAGGCAGCGGTAATTTAAACGGTGGAGTAATTGGAAAAACGAATAAAATTTCGTTTGGAAAATGCACTGTTACATCTAAAACATCATCAGGTTGTATATCATTACAATCAGGAACTCGTGTTATTAAAACTGCTATCGTTGCAGGCGGTGGAGGCGGTGGTGGACCTGCAGGTGGTCCAGGAAACATTTCAGGTGGTGGTGGTGCTGGTGGTTTTAGAAATATAGAAATTAATGCATCAGGAACTATTCCTGTTACAGTTGGTGCAGGTGGTGCTGCTACAACCATAGGAGCTAATTCTAGCTTAGTAGGTTCTAGTGTCACTTATACTTCAAATGGTGGTGGAAAAGGTGGTAATAATGGTGCAGGTGGTGACGGAGGTTCTGGTGGTGGAGGAGCAAATAATCCTGCTAATTGTGGAGGTGCTGGAAATACACCTCCTGTTAATCCACCACAAGGAAATGATGGTGGTGATGGAGCTAACAGTCCTCCCGTTTATGGAGCTGGTGGTGGTGGCGGTTCTGGTGCAGTTGGTCAAGACGGATCTTCTTCTAAAGGTGGAAACGGTGGGGCAGGTACAGATGTATCTGGTTGTTATCCAGGCGCACCAAACTCAGGAGTATACGCTGGTGGTGGTGGCGGCGGATCTAATGCAGGAGGTACTGCAGGTTCTGGTGGAACTGGAGGTGGTGGTGCAGGTTCTAAATGTGGAAGTGCTGGAACAGCAGGAACTACAAACACTGGAAGTGGAGGTGGTGGTGCTGGTTATCCAGGAGCTAATGGTGGGGCAGGTGGTCCAGGAATCGTAATTGTAAAAGAATTAGATAAAGCAAGTGGTGTGTGGTCAATGCAAAGTCAATTAAGTGCCTTGCAACAAGGAACATGGCCAAAGTTTATACCAAAAATTGCAATGAATTTTATGGTAGTTGCTGGTGGTGGTGGAGCTGGTGGAGCAGGTGGTGGTGGAGCTGGAGCAGGAGGATATAGAGCTTCTGGTTATGGACCTTCTCCTTTACGAGCTTCTGCATTAAATTTATTAGCAGGTTGTTATTCTGTAACAGTAGGTGCTGGAGGACCATCAGGACCAGGGTATTCTTCATCTGGTGAAGGAACGGCATCTGTATTTAATCCTGGAGGAGCTGAAGGAACTACAATGATCACTGCAACTGGTGGTGGTAAAGGTGCGGGTCAAAGTGGTTCTGGATCAAGAGGTGGATCATCAGGTGGTAGAGGTATTCACGGAGGTGCTTATAACTCAGCTCAACAAGATGGAAACTTAGGAGGTTTTACTCCTCCTGAAGGAAATAATGGTGGAGGTGGATCGCCAGGCCCTGGAGGGGGTGGTGGTGGAGGAGGAGCTGGAAGTGCAGCTAATCCTGGAGGATCAAGTCCTAGTCCAACTGCTGATGGAGATGGAGGATCTGGAGTACCTAATTTAATTAACTGTGGTGGTACACCTTTTTCAATAACAGCGTTTGCTGGTGGTGGAGCTGGAGCAGGTGGTGGACCAAATCCTTTTAACGGAGCTCCTGGAGGTTCTGGTGGTGGTGCTGCAGGTAGTGCTGGAGCTACTAACACAGGTGGTGGAGGTGGTGCTGGTACAACTAATCCATATAGTAGTGGTACTGGAGGATCTGGAGTTGTTATTTTAAGATTTCCGTCAGCTGCTACTATAAGTGTGGGTCCAGGAACAAATGCAACAGCAACACACCCAGGTGGGGATAAAATTGCCTCATTTACTGTTAGTGGTAATGTTTGTGTAAGTTTCTAAAAATATATCTTGTATAAAATTTAATATAAGTTATCTCTTTTAAAGAATGTTAAGAAGTCAGAAAGTTATAATTGTAGGTGGAGGAAGTGCTGGTTGGATGACAGCCGCAACTTTAATTAAATTATTTCCAAAAAAAGATATTACTGTTATTGAATCACCTACTAAAGGAACTATAAGTGTCGGTGAAAGCACTTTGTCTTCAATTAATCAGTGGTTAGATTTATTAGAAATAAAAGATAAAGACTTTATGCCTTATACAAAAGCTAGTTATAAATTAAGTATTCGATTTGAAAATTTTTATAAATTAAAAGATGGTGGTTTTCATTATCCTTTTGGAAAAACTTATGAAAATAATTTTGTAGGATCAAAAGAAACATGGTTTTTTAAAAAACAATTTAATTTAAAAACACCTAATAGTAATTATGCTGATTTTGTTTGTCCTACTATGTCTTTAGTTAATAACAATGTTTTGTTTAAAAACGAAAATAAAGAAATACCATTGTTTGATTTTAAAAATGATGTGGCCTATCATTTTGATGCTGTTAAATTTGCTGATTGGTTAAAAAAATATTATTGCATTCCTAAAGGTGTTAAACATATCTATGAAGATATTAATACAATTGAACAAAATAAAGACGGAATTAAATCTTTAAATAAAAAACATAAAGCTGATCTATATATTGATTGCACTGGTTTTAGTTCGTTGTTATTAGGTCAAGCTTTAAAAGAACCTTTTGAAGATTATTCTGATTTATTACCTAACAACAAAGCTTGGGCTACAAATTTAAAATATACTAATAAAGAAAAAGAATTAAAACCATATACTAATTGCACTGCTATTCAAAACGGATGGGTTTGGAATATCCCTAGTTGGGATAAAATTGGAACTGGGTATGTTTATTCAGATAAATTTATATCTGATGATGAAGCTTTAAATCAATTTAAAAAATATTTAAAACGAAAAAATCTTGTTTTTAAAAATATTAAAATGAGAGTTGGAACACATAGAAGACTTTTTGTAAAAAATGTTTGTGCTATTGGTTTGTCAGGTGCGTTTATAGAACCTTTAGAATCTAATGGTTTGTTAACAGTTCATGAATTTTTAATTAAATTAGTAAAAATTTTAAAAAGAAAAAATTTAAGTCAGTGGGATAGAGATAATTTTAATTATTATTGCAAAGATTTTTTTAATTTTTTTGCTGAATTTGTTGCGTATCATTACGCTTTGTCACATAGAAGAGATACCAAATATTGGAAAGAAATTAATAATAAATCTTTTTATGATAAAAGAAAAATAGAAACTGAATTAAAATCTAATATGGAGGTTTATATGAATAATTATCAATTTAGTTCTTCTCCAGGAGTGCATTATATATCTGCAGGCATGAATTATTTTAACATAAATATCACAGATAAAAACATGCCTAATAACATCAAAAATTATATATCTAATAGAGAAGTAGAAATAAAAAAATTTAACAAGACATGTAAACAAAAAAATACATTGTTTAATTATTTAAAATATAATATACATAACAAATAATTATAAAGATATATGAACCTTACAAACTATTATTGGTACTTTCAATCAGCAATTCCTCATAGAATTTGTGATGATATTGTAAAATATGGTCAACAATTACAAGACGAGATGGCAGTCACTGGCGGTTATGGAAATAAAAAATTAAATAAAAAAGAAATAAAAGATTTAAAAACAAAAAGAGATTCAAATATTGTTTGGATGAATGATAGATGGATCTATAGAGAAATACAACCTTATGTGCATCAAGCAAACGAACTTGCTGGTTGGAATTTTCAATGGGATTTTTCGGAGTCTTGTCAATTTACAAAATATAAAAAAGGTCAATATTATGATTGGCATTGTGATGGTTGGGACAGACCCTATCAAAGAGAACAAGGAGATCCTTCACACGGTAAAATTAGAAAATTGTCTGTAACAGTAACTTTATCTGATCCTAAAGAATATAAAGGTGGTGAATTAGAATTTGATTTTAGAAACATGGATCCCGATAAAAAACCTAACATACGTAAATGTAAAGAAATATTACCTAAAGGATCTTTAGTTGTGTTTCCTGGTTTTGTGTGGCATAGAGTATGTCCAATTAAAAGTGGAGAAAGAAACAGTTTGGTAATCTGGAATTTAGGATGGCCATACAAATAGAGGATAAATATGAAAAAGAAAAAAACTAAAGCTAGAAAACAAAAAATAAAAAAAGAAATAGTTGGTTATCCAAAACAATTACAATTAGAAGAATTTTTTAAATGTCCTATATGGTTTGCAGATGAACCTAAGTTTGTAAATAATTTAAATAAAGCATCGGAAAAATATATTGAAGCATCAAAGAAAACATTAAAACCAGTTATTGATAAACGTAATAAAAAATTTGGTGATAAAGGTGACATGGGTCATGTATTTCATTCTACATCATTAATTGGTGACCCTAATTTTGTAGACCTACAAAATTATATAGGTGCAACAGCACATAACTTATTAAATGAAATGGGTTTTGATTTAACAAACTATCAAGTATTTACTACAGAAATGTGGGTACAAGAATTTGCAAAAAAAGGCGGAGGACACCATACTTTACATACACATTGGAATGGTCATATATCTGGTTTTTATTTTTTAAAAGCAGATGAGTCTA